TAAGCACTTGGGTATACTTTAAATTTTCTTTTAGCGGCAGACTTACCCTTTGCACATAGTTTAGCCATACGTTCTTTTAGCCTTCTTATTTTTCTGTGCTTTGTTGTTGAAAGAATTTAGTGAGAGTTTTACTGGTTTCTTTTTAGGTTTCTTCTTTCCTACAGTTCCGTATGATTTCATAGTTCCTGGCATTACTTTACTCCTTTATTTATTATTTTGTTAGTTTCTTTTTCTCTTTTCTCTCTTAATCGTTTAGCATCTTGTAGTTGATTTCTTACTGCATCTATACCTTCTTTAATATAAGCACCAACACCTACAGCACCTACTACACCAGCTGGTTTAGATAGGTTAATTTTTTTTAACCTACGTTCTATATCATGGTGAGATTTATAACCTAACTGACCAAAGGATGTTTGTGCCTTCTTCATATCTTTCTTTATTGTCATAGCTTATCCTTTCCTTACAGGTAGGTATAAAATATGTTGGGACTTTTGTAAAGCTATTTTACGTGAGGTAGTCCTGTTGCTCCATATAAGTACCAGTTTTTTGAATAGGGGGTATAATTTTATGCCCAGTACGTACAAGACATATGCAGTGCATTTAGCCTAGATCTATGTTTACTTGTATAGCATTGCCAAGGTTAGTTCTGTTACCTTCGTCTGTCTTTATTCCAGCTCGATCAAGTATATCCTTACTTGCTTCCAATCTCACGTACTCCGAGTTAGCAGACGCAGATAAGTTAGACACAGTATCCAATGCTTGTATTGTTCTGTATCCTAATGTCTTGATTGCTTGTGCTTGTAACTGCTTCAACACCTTGTCATGCTTGAGTAAGCGACTTGCTTCGACCTTGGCTGATTTGGGACTGTATCCAGCTTTAATAGCACATTGTGTTGCATTACCACCATTTGTTAATAGGTTATCAATAAATGCCTGTTGTCGTGTAGTCAGTTCTTTGGTTTTGCTGTCCATGATCTTGTTCTATAGTAAGGGGTCTAAAAAGCTTGTCAAGTAAATAATTTGACACCTATGTTTTGCTGGGTTACGAGGGGGCTTTCGTACAAGTATCGAGACGTTGTCTCGACCAAAAGGCTTCAATCCGTCCTCGTGCGTTCACATTTATTATACATAATTCTATCCTCATCTTATCGGACAGGATCGAAGACGATCCTGACTTCGCATAGCTCTATTCCGATTCAATCGGTGCTATGCTCTCTCCTGTTCCCCCTCCTAATGGGCAGAAGAAAGTTTAAGGAATAGACATAGATGTAGTATATGACATAAACAAAGCATACAGACGTGGGGGAGGTACAACAACAAAATTTTAATTCAAGAACAATCCCCACCATCCCCATACGTGGCTCTACCCCCAATCGTGAACTGATAGACGTTCTCTCTTGGACTCGCCATCGTTGCCATATTCTTCTTGAATTAAACCTTCTATTTTAATGGGCTTACCAGCCCTGATTATACGGATTTATTTCTTATGTTGTACCTTTGTGTTGTTCTTCAGCCCATGCGGAGGGGGAACGAAATTTTATAAACCATATCTTGAAAGGATATACAATGACTAAAACAAATAACAACAATACACAAACAAGAAATAAAACTAATTCTGTATACATTCCAGATGCACTTATCTCAAAGATGATTAGTTTAGATACTATGGCAGACCCACAGACAGCAGGAACTAAACTTGGATTTATAGGTGAATCAACAGCTAGAATATATATGTCTATCACTAGAGCAATAGATAAAGCAGAAGAAAAAATAAGTGAAAGACAAAGACTAGTAAAGAAATTAAAAGATATGTTACTAGACCCAGACAAAGGACAAGATGTTTCAAATAGTGATATCGCAAAAATAGAATATGCACCTGAGTATTATGCTAAGTATAATACAAAGATAGAAATATTCGAATGTATTTTAGATTTCATAGATATTGAATTAGTACAACCATTAAGAGGATCTAACCTAACTGAAGATATGATCAAGAAAGATCAGGCAATACTTGATAGTTTAGGAGGAGGTGCTAACACTTCAAGAGCAGATAAAATAGCTAAGATTCTAGGTAAGAAACCACTAGTTGAAGTTACAAATAAATAAATAAAATATCTCCCAATGGGCTATCATTAATTTGGTAGCCCTTTTTTTTTGTGCCGATTTAAAAAAAAATTTTTGCCTTCGGCACGAGTCTGTTTTCGAACAGACAATCGAGCAAAGGGCAAGCCCTTATGCAATCCCAATTAGATTTATTCTAAATGATCTGTATAATCCTCAAGACTTTATGTCCCATTAGGATAGGGGTGGTTGTAATCGCAAGCACCAAGCCCCACCCTCTAGGTCTGCTCTCAAACTATAATAATCTAATGCTAGATTCGTGCAAATACTTTCATATAATACTTGCACTTATGCATTGTATATATATAATATAACCAAGGAGAATGATATGTTAAAACTAATACAAGAATCACTGACTCGTCAACAGTCAGAAGAATATATGCAGAACAAAGACAACGTGCAGTTACTAGATCATATTATATTATGCTTACAAGACAGCATGAAGATCAATTCAGGTAGTGACATGGCTTTGATCAAGGCAGAGTTACTGCATAAATATATTGCAGAGAAAGCACAACTAGTAAAGTACATTGAAACTTATGAGGAGAATAATAATGAGTAAGGTAATAGCAGAACAAACACATGAACGATACTTGAATAGACAGATGATAGAGAATGGTTGTAAGTTTATGATGGAGTACAACTATCGAGCAAAGAGATTAGCTTATGCTTATCTATCTATTGTAACACTACAAGCACGATTAAACTTTCTTGAGAAATATCGTAGTGATAATATAGCACAAGTACATGACCTATGGATTGAGCATAAAAGTATATTGTTAAGTGAACTCAAACAGCTAATCAAAAGAAAAGACTACAATAGTTTTCAGTTAGCTTCACAACAAACTCAACAAGCATGGAGAAAATATTATAGGGAGGATAGACATGTCCATTAAAACATTAGCTGAAGATAACATAAAAGAAATCACCGAGGGTATTATACGTGACATGGAATCACATGACATGAAACAACCATTTGTACCCAAGTGGATTACTAATCTGCATATGAATGTAGATGGATACCAATACACAGGATGGAATCAGTTTCATTTGAACTACAAGTATGGATACTCAACACCTATCTGGGGTACATACAATCAATGGAATAAGATTGGATTGCATCCAGCACCTAGATCAGGTAGACCATTGTGGCAACCAATGACATTCAAGACAGAAGATAAAAAAACAGGTGAAGAAAAAATTATACAACGATTCAAAGCAGTAGCAATACATTCTATAGATGATGTAAGTGGTGACTCTATATTAATAGAAGATCTAAAAGATTATTTATTAAATAGAATAAATATAGCTACAGAATATGCACGAATAGAAAGTATAGATAAACAAGTGAGTAGATTAGATGCAAAGATAACACATGGTAGTAATCGTGCTTGTTATATACCAAGTACAGATGAGATCATGATGCCACAACACACAGCATTTAAGAAGACAGAGAGTTACTACTCAACATTATTCCATGAGATTACTCATTGGAGTGGGCATAAGACTAGATGTAATCGTACACTATCAGGTTCGTTTGCATCAAATGATTATGCTTTCGAAGAACTTATAGCAGAACTTGGTGCTAGTTTTCACATGGCTAAGTATGGTATGTTACACACAACCAGGCAAGACCATGTGCATTACTTAAAGTCATGGGCTAAGGCTCTTAGAGATAAGCCAGATGCACTACGTTCTGCTTGTAAGTATGCTAGTCAATCTTTCTTTTACATTAGGGATGTAACTAATAAGATAGATAGCATAGAACAAGTAGCAGTATAGGAGGTGAACATGTACGCAGTAAAAATTATATGGAGTATAAATATAATAGTGTGGATGTACATTATTTTAATAACAATATATTAAGGAGAATGATTATGCAGAAAGATGAATGGTATAATATAGTAAGGACTACCGATCCTGAAACAAGTAGAGTTGCCGCCAAACAAGAAATAGGTAGGGTGCGTAAAGCTAAAGACAGAGTACTAGAATTAATCATGGAGATAGGTGGACTATCTGGTATGACTGATGAAGAACTAGCATATCAAGATGGTGTGATTACATCTAAGTATAGAACAGCTAGAGTGTGGTTAGAACGTGAAGGGTATATCGAAGCTAATGGTACACGTAAATCTACACATGGTAAACAACAACGCATATGGTTTGCAACAAGACAAGGCAAAGATATGTATATAAATATAAAGGAGAATTAAATGATAAACCAAGAGCAACGAGAAAAAATATTTCCAACATTATGTAAACGTACACAAGACAGAATCAAAAGTGGTGAAGATATATTCTGGATGGTAGATTTTGCAGATGAACCACAGATCTTTTCATATACTTATTATGAAATGATTGAACAATTAAATAGTTGGAGTGGGTTTGTTCAAGATGATTGGTCAATAGCATATGATCTAAAAGTGTTTGATGATTACTGGGATTGTCTTGATTACTTTAATACTAAACGTCAAGAGATACGTGATGCGTATGAAGCAGAATCACAACTAGCTTCGGAGGATAGTCATGTATAGAAGTGAACACATGAGTATGCTACATGAAATAGCACGTGCAGTTAATCGTGTCAAAGATATGGTTGATGTGTATATAGATTTCATAGATGAGAATGATATAGAAGATAAGGTACGAGAGATAGAGTACATGCATTACAATAGATCAGGTGGCATCTATAATATACATGATTGTAATTGGACTCTTGATAAAGTTATAGGTGTAGTAGAAATGATAGAGAAAACTTATGAACCTAAAAGACATATAGCATATAGAAAAAAAAAGGAGAATAAGAATGGGTAGGTCATCAATAAACTTAGAAGATTTTAAAGATGTACCTCATCATCATAGTAAGATGTTGTATCAGATAGCCAAAGACAAAGGACTAACTGTTACACAACTTACTTATGAAGTGGATTTATCTTATACATTTGTATTGCAGATAT